TCGCTGCGGACCTCGTCCTTCGGCGCGGGATCGTTCCGAAAGAACTTGTCGTGCGCCGCCCTCCCAATCATCTCATCGCGCTTCATCTCGGCCTCCCGCCATAACGGCATCCGTCTTATTGAGGTCATGCCACGACCCCATACCAACAGAGACGCCGCGGTTGAACGCGGCTAATTCTGCCGCCTCCCTGCGGATCATTTTCGCCTTACACACGTTGTCGATTGTGGCGACAAGTATAAGAACCTGGAGAATGGCTACCACTATGTGCGCGATGCCCTGAGCCTCTCTGCTGATTTTCACGTCCTCACCTTCTTCCCGTTCTTCACTCCCGGCCAGATGGCGACGGTACATGGGCGATCTTTCCCGCCATCCTTTCTGTACACGGCGAGAACGCCCCCAGGATTCCAGGGAGATGACTCGAACCTGTTGTCGATGAACGCCTCCACCACCACCGGCTCTACGCCGTCGATGGGCTGCGGCGCGGCGACCCCCGTGTCACCGCTCATCGACTTGATCTGCTCTACGATCTTCGCAGAGACGTACGCCCCGCCGTCATCAACGAGGGACGGGGCGACCTCCGTGTCGCCCCCTGCGGCGGCTACTTCCGGAGCCACCACAGCATGTCCACGACAGCCAAGGTCATGAACACGATGATCGTGTCCATCGTCCACCTTCCTTTCCCGCTTGAACTTCAGCGTGATGGTGACATAGGCATCCGTGCCGCCAATCTCCGCTCCGTCGGCGCTAGTCACGTCCCAGGCGAGTTTCGCCTTATTCCTCAGGGTCACGGAATCCATATCTCCCTCTTTCGCGCTCGTCGTAAATGAACAGCCCAGCGGTCACAATGAAGCACCCGAGCGTCATCCCGGCCGGCAAACTCAGAAGTACGAGCGCCGACGACTTCGCCATCACTTCTGGGTCGTACGGGCTCTTAAGGCTTTCTGCGAAGAACTGAGTGAGGCCCATCACGGCGACCAACTTGGCGAAGGCCAGCCCGGCTATGAGGCCGAACATCGACAGCACCGCTCCCAGCGCAGCCCTCATGCCGTCACCTCCGCACCGGGACGTCGAACAGGGTCGCCGTCTCCCACTTCGCCTTGCCGCCGTTCGGCGAGCGCAGCCGGTTGATGGGGTCGCTCAACACGGGCGTCGATCCAGTCTTCTCCACAAACCTCCGGGCCCTGGCCGCGGACAGGAATCTCTTGTGGCTCTTCGGTCCGGTCTTCACTCTAAACGTGAACCTGATCTCCACTTCGATTTCTTTTTCCTGCGAGTCCACGATTTCTCTCCCCGCTCATGGTTACGCCGGGCACCCCTTCCGGGAACATGCGCTCCAGCGCCTTGTACGGCTTGTCGGTGATGCGAAACCCGCCAAGCTTCACCTTAGCCAGGAACCCGCGGTAGAACCCGTACTTCGTCTCGATGTTCGTGCGCGTGCTTACTCCGTCGGCGGCGGCTACGCGCTCTATCTCCCGCAGCAGCGCGCCGTCGTACTTCGTCACGCAGACGACGCAATGCCACCCCGTCGATGCCTGGCGGTTCTCCTCGCCGTCAACGCAGCACCTCATGGCTGCCTGCGGCGTGGAGGCCCACATCCCGCACGTTGAACAACGGAAGGCCGGCTGATCCAAGCCCATAGCCTCAGCTACTGCCGGATGCAGCCGGCCCTCCCTGTGGGCCACCAGAAGCGAGCGTCTGTGTTTGATGATGAACTGGCGCATCTGCTCGCTCCTGGCTTCAGTTCGCGGTGGCCGGATTCGCCCCGTCCTCGCCCTCCATGCGGACCTTCATCTCCTCCTGCTCGGACAGGAACTGCACCGCCTCGCGGGAGAATGCGACGCCGCTCTTGAGCGCGTCGCGGTACGACATGTCGCCCGCCTGGTCACGCACCAGGAGGCCCAGCGCGTAGTTGATCGCGGTACTCCACATCATCGCGTTCGCTTGGCCGCGCAGGGCCAGGTTCTCGTCCTTCAGATCCTCGATCTGCTGGCGCTGACGGGCCAGCAGGCTCTCGACCGACAGTCCGTTCTCCTGCATCTCTCGCCCCTTCCTGTTCCCAGTTAACCCACCAGTCCTCGTTGTAGAGGTCGGCGCGTTTGTGCTTCAGGCACACGCCACGATAGAACATGTGCCACTTCATGCGGCCTTCTCGCCGCACCCTCTTGTCGCTGCTCAGTTGCGAGCGCGAGAATTTTACGAAGCCCTTCATGCAGTCGAGGTTGAACGCCTTCTGTGCTTCGGTGAGAACGATAGGCTGCTCGTCGTCGTTGCTGCTGTGGCCGTAGTACTGCTTCTTGGGCAGGTGCGCGAGGAACTCCTCGAGAGACGGCATCATGCCGGCGCGGTGGAATCGCTTCGCTCCGTCGAACGCCTGCTTGACTTCGTGGTCGGAGCGGTACTTGACCTGCTGGTACCAGAACTCGGCGACGGCAGCGTTCAGCGGCTTGTTGTGGTAGTCGCAGAGCGACTCGAACGACGTGAAGAATTCTTCCCTGGTCACTTCGCGCCCCCCTCGAGGAACTTCTTGCGCTCCGCTTCCTTGCTCGTTGCCCTGGGCCTGCTGTTCATGCGCAGCGTGAGCTTGTCGTACTGCTTGCGAAGCGTTGCCGGCGACAGGATGTTGGTCTTCCAGAAGTCATCGGACTGGCACCAGTCGATCACGCCAAGCACGCTCACTTGGTCACGCCCGTCGATGCGAATGATCTTCTCCATGTCGCTGACCCAGGCCTCGGTAATCCTGGCCCTCGACTTCGGGTTGTTCGCCAGCATCCTGGCATGCAACTGATCGCAGAGGTACCTTGCGACAAGAAGAGTCGAAGACTCTTCAGAAGAAGGATCCGGTTCCGGATCCGGATGAATGATAGGGGTATCATTGAACATCGGTACCCCTTCGATAAGGTATCGATACCGTTCCCATACCCTATCCTTAAGCGGTGAGTCACACAGTTGCAGGCACTTGCGCCATCCGGCGACCTGCTTCGGGCCCTTCGGAGGGTCGTGCTTGGTCTTGTTGACGACCCAGAAGATCATCCTGTCGTAGTCGGACTCGATCACTCCGGCTTCCTCGAGTTCACCCAGGGCGGACCTCACGGATAGGGTATCGATACCCAATCGATACCCTATCACTCCGATGGTCACGGTGACGAGTCCGGTGATGGTCATCTCAGGGCAGGTAAGGAAGTGCAGGAACACGAACTTGGCGTTGCTGGTGAGCCCCTCGACACGCGGGTCGGTCCAGAAGCTGTCCTTCACGACTCCGTACCTCACTTGATGCTCCCTCAAAAGAGTGGCCCCCTCAACGGATTGTGACCAGCCCGCGGGCCCGAAGGGTTGCCGCGGCACGCACCGAAGAGGGGGCCGACCTGATTTCTGCGCGTCGGCTGGTGCGACAAGGCGATCCTATCATGCGCGGCATGGGTGTCAAGCACTTTTTTTGCCCATGTAGTACACCTTGAACTTCACGGGCTCGCCGTGCCTGTTCACCCGCGTAATCCAGTCGCTGTAGATGGCGTGGCCGTCCCGGCGAAGCTCTCCGATGCGCGTGGCGAGCTTGTAGCAGCCGGTCTCCTTGATCACGTCCCACGGGGTGATGTACCCGCAGGCCCGAGTATCGTCGTCGCATGCCTCGAGCAGCATGCTCAAGATCCGCATCTTCTGCGTGCGCTTCATGGCTCCTCCCTGAAGGTTGAATCGGCGTCCGCGTCCACCCCGGCCAGGCGGCTGCGGTATTGCAACCGTTCCGTGCCCCGACTTGAGCGCGGAGCGGACGCCGAACTAGTTCAGTCGCCCAGGGCCTCGCTGGCCGCGTCGGCGGCCGACTTCGGCTCCGGCTCCTTCGCCTTCAGCTTGTCCTTGACGGCGTCGGTGCGCGTCTTGTCCGGCTCCGTGGACGCCTCCTGCGAGGACGTGTCGAACCAGTCGGACGCGCTGCTCATGCCGTCGATCATGGACTGGTAGATCGCGCCCATGCGGACGTACAGCGGGGCGTTGATCGACTCGATCCGGCGCTGGATCTTCTTCTCGATCATTTCCCGCGTGACGCCCAGCTTCTTGAACCTGTCGAGCATCTTCGTGAGGTTCTCCGGCGACAGGTCGGCCGACGCCTGCATCGTCTTCTCGCACTCGTTCACCGCGGCCTCGACCACGTCGCCGGGGATCAGCCCCAGGATGCAGGCGCGGACGCGGCGGGCCCCCTGGTTCGCGACGGCCTCGTAGATGTCGCGGGGGTCCTCCAGCTTGTAGGAGCCCCTCTTGGTGTGGCGCGTGTGCGAGACCTGGAAGGTCTTGCTCTGGCGGGTGTTGGACTCGATGTCCCACGCGAACGCCTCGACCGTGGACTCGCCGCTGCGCTGCTCGAGTTCGCGGACGCCGAACACCAGGTTGCCCCACGACTGGGCGATGGCTTCGGCCAGCCGAATCGACGGGCCGGTGATGTCGGTGCCGCCGCGGCTGTACGAGTAGAGGGCCCCGCTGGCGAGCGTGAGTCGCGTGCAGGAGTTGAGGATCTTGTCCAGCGCGTCGCGCTCGTTGCGCGGGAACTGCTTGGCGATGAGCATCATGCCGCGCACTTCCTGCATCTCGCGCTGCGCTGCGACGTCGGACACGGCCTGGGCCTCGTAGGACCTGCCGGTTCCGAACGACTCTACCAAAGCCTTGTTGTCTTCCTTCATGACCTAGCCTTTCACTTTGAGGAGGAACCGCCTGGACTCGGCGGTGACGCGATACTGCTCATCGAGTATCGGGTAATCCCTGGAGAACTTCTTCGTGTCGAACCGGGCGGTCTTCTGCGACTTCCAGGTGGCGAGGATCTCGCCGGCCGGGTTGACCAGGGTGCTGGCCGTGCCGATCTCCGCCTGGATCAGCACGCGCAGGGACTCGATCTGGCTCTCGATGGACTTGGACTCCGCCATGAGCGTGGCGAGGCTAGCGCACCGCTGCTCCGTGACCGCATCGGCCAGGGCCGCGGCGTCTTCGGCGCTGCGCGGGAACAGCCGGTTCACGTCCTCGAGAGACCGCGGGGGCGGCGGGTTGCCGTCCTGCACGTTCTGCCAGAACTCCTGCTCCTGCTCGATCATCGTCTCGATCAGGTCGTTGTCGCGGAGGATCTGGTAGACCCTGAAGTTGCGCCCGGAGATCAGCACCGCGAGGTCGCAGACGCTGGCCCCGGTCACGGCGAGGTAGTGCATGGCCTGGATGAGGTAGTGGACGGGCACCTGGTCGGTCCCCTCCTCGCCCCAGTCCTCGCCGCCGGCCGTGGTCTTGACCTCCAGGATCCGGTCGCCGGCAACGACGTCCCGGTCCAGGGAGGCGAGCATCCACGGGTGTCTGGGGTGCTGGAGAACGGCGTTGACGCGCCGGACCTTGCGGCCGGTGCGCTTCTCGTACTCGTCGGCCACCAGGGCCTCCAGCCGGTTGCCCCAGTAGACCCGCTCGTTCCCGGACAGGTCATCGGGCTCGGCCTCGCCGCGCTTCTCCAGGTAGACCTGCAAGGGCGACTTGAAGCGGTTCAGGCCCAGGATGGCCGCCGCGTCGCTCCCGCCGATGCCGCGGTTGCGGACGGCGAGCCACTCCTCTGGCGTCGAGTAGGGGATCCTGACGGGGCTACCCACGGTCGTCCTCCTTCTCCGGGAGACGCCGGTCGATCAGGAAGCCGGCGCTGACGCCCAGGGCCGCGGCGATCCTGATCAGGGAGCCGACCTTGACGTGGTCGCTGGGCTTCTCCACCATCTTCTGGACGACGTTGGTTTGGACCCCCATCTTCATCGCCAGAGCGTAGTAGGTCATGCCGCGAAGCTTCATGGCACGTTTGATGCGCGAGCTTCTCTGGGTGGGGGTGATGAATCCTTCCATGGTGACCTCCGGTGTTGCCGCGGCCCCGGCCCGACTCCGACGCCCCTCCCGTGCCGCCGAAATGCCGCACGGGAACCGGGACCGCGGTACACCTAGAGTATCGACTGGTCAGACGAGTGTCAATAGATAATTATCGAACAGCGTAAAATATTGCAACTGCAATAACGGCAGTAGCTAACGACGACAGCGCGGCGGCCTTGACAATTTTCATCTGGTTTTCCAGGCTCCACTCGAGCAACTCCCGTGCCTGAACCTGGTGCAGGGAGTCGAGATCTGCGTGAAACAGGGCCTTGGATCTCCAGTATTCGGCGTCCCTGGCGGCCACGGCCCAGGCCGCCGTCGCGGTGTCCCGCTGTGCGATCATGAGAGAATGCTCCTCCCACGTCACGTCGCGGTCCAAGGCAGGCGTATCGGCCCAGGCCGCGCCGGCGGCAGCGGCGGCCAGGCAGCACGCCGCTACGAGGCTCCTGGTGCGTCTCACGGCTTGGGCCTCTTTCTGCGCAGGTAGTCCGCGGCGTCCCGGTACCGCTGGTCGCCCGGCTTCAGCAGTTCCTCGACCAGCCGGTCGTCGGCGTCCTGGACGCGCTCGTCGTGCCGCTCGGCCGCTTCCTCTGCTGGTCCCGGCCGCCCTGGGGGCGAGGAGGGCTGCCGACGCCGTAGCGCCAGCAGTCCCAGGACGGCCAGGATGAAGCCCAGCAGAGCCTTCCACCAGTCGCGCAGCAGGCTCACGGTGTGACCTTGCCAGCCCTGCGGCTCGCCAGGACCGCCCCGACCAACTGAATCAGGTTCTTGGCCGTCGTCCAGATGAGGGCGGCGTAGGCCCACGCCTTCGACCCCTCGACGGCGATCTGCTCGGGGGTGATCGGGATGCCCCGGATCTGCGCCAGGAACTGCACCGCGGTCGCCGCGGCGATGGCCGCCGCCGCCGGGGCCGACGCCTTGTTCACGGGGAGGTCGCCGCCGACCAGGGGCGACCTGCCCAGCTCGTTGCCGGCCCAGCCAGCCAAAAACGCCACGATGATCGGGATGAAGTCCAGCCACGACATTGCCATATCAGACTCCTTTGCTCGGCCATTGGTAGTGGTTGCCGTCGTCAAACCGGCCACCCCACTCGCCCCCGATGGACTCCCACCACTCGCCGAGCGGCCGGTGGTCCTCGGTCCCCTCCAGGTACACCCCGTCGCGGAACAGGTTGACGTCCACGGCGAGGCGTCTCTTGTGCTTGCTCGACTTGCTGCCGACGGCGCAGGCTGGCGACCGCCAGGCGTGGCCCCAGGTCGCCTGGTAGCCCATCTCCTTGACTTTAGCGATCAGCAGCCCCGTGGCCTCGAAGAACTGCGACTGGACTTCCCGCTCGGTCACGACGTCACCACCGATCCGTTTTCGAGGCAGTAGTAGGCGTTGAGCAGCTTCTCTACGGTCACCCACTCGTTGGTGGAAAGCTCGACGCCGTTCGAGAGTGTGACGAGAGAGCCGGTTCCGGACCTCAGGTTCAGGAACCTCCAGCGGACGCCGTCCGGCACGGTGTTGACGTCGGGCAGCGTGATATTGGTGATCGACGTCGCCGCGGGGATGATGATGGTCTTGTGCCTGTAGTTGGCCTCGGGCAGGACGACGGCTCCCGACCCGCTGAGGGTAGCGGTGGTGTTGATCTGGTGGCCGTAGGAGTGCTGGACCGCGGCAACGGTCACGATCTCGTCCTCCTTCGCCCCAGCCCAGTCGTCCGGAAGGTCCTGCGGGCCAAGCTCGTTGTCGTCGTTGATGGTGAGGTGGTCGATCCTGTCCACCCCCGTGATGTACCCGTCGATCACGCCGACAGAGATCTGGTCGGTCTCGCCGGCCGTGACGCCGTCCGGGAAGTCGCCCCCGTACACCCCCTCCAGCACGGTCACCCTGTCGCCCAGGGCCTCCTCGGCTCCAGTGGCACGGTCGGTCTCGTCGGAGATGGCCGTCTCGTTCGCGTTCGAGGCGTCCACAAGCTCGTTGATCTTGCTGGCCGCCACGATGTCCTGCCCGCGCAGCGCGACGTCGTTGCCGATGACCGGGGTGGCGTCGTGGGTCTGGCCGTTCTCGAAGGACGTGAGAAACTCGGCCACCTCGCCCATTCTGTCGATTGCCATTACCTGCTCCTCTCGATCATGTCGGCAGCGGCCCTGATCTGGTCGCGGTACTTGCTGCCGCCTTGCAGTTGCTTGGTGAACTCGGCGTCGATGACTCTGATCATCGCGTTGCCGGCCTCGTCGATCTTCTGGATCTCCTCGTCCTTCTGGCGCGACGTCAGAATGGTGGCCGGAGCGTTGATGATGGCGCGGCGGGCCCGCTGGAGGTCGGCCATCTTGGCCGCCGCCCCTGCGATCATCGGGTACATCGCGATCTCGAGCCCCTGCCTGCGCAGAAGGTCGGCCGTGAGGTTGGTGTCGGCTCCGGTCTTCATGTACATCTGGAGCGTGTTATTCGACGACAGCGCACGCTCGTACAGCTTGTAGAAGCGGTCCTTGGGGGCCGAGTAGGTGACGGGCATGTCCTGCAAGAACGCCCGGACGACGGGGGCGTTGGACGGGATGAACCCGAAGACCTGTGGCTTGTCCGCCCTGCGCTCGCGGCGACGCGGATCGGCGGCCATGATCGCCGCGCTGGCGATGTCCATCAGGTAGCGCCCGGTCCCGCCGAGAGACCCCTCCACCAGGTGGTCGAGCATCATCGGGCTCACGCCCTTGCCGGGCATGACCTCGCCGATCCACCTGGCCGCCTCGCTGGTGTTTGCGTCGTACTGGGCTCGGTCCTCGAGCAGCTTCATGTACTCCGGCACGATGGGGTTGTCGCGGAAGTTGTCGTAGTTCGAGTTCATCTCCGTGAGCGTGAACGCGATGGGGCCGGCAAGCTCGATGGGATTGAGCGTGATCACCGAGTCCGTCCAGTCGTCCATCCACCGCTTGACAGCGTCGGGGTCCTCCTTGTTGAAGTACTCCGCGAGCCGCTCCGGGAAGCTGCCGAAGATCATGCCAAGCTCGAACGGCTTCGGGATCTTCACGACCGTCTTGCCGCCGTCGGGGCTGAAGACCCAGAACATGTTCTTCATCCAGTACGGCAGGTCCTTGTACCACTCCTCGTCGTGGTTCTTCCACCACAGCAGCATCGACGGCATCATGATCATCAGCACGGCCTTCGTCCAGGCCGCGCCCTTGTTGGGGTCGCGCATCAGGGTGCGCCACATCTTGTCCTGGGCCTGCACCCCGGCGTTGAAGAACGGGATCGCGGTGTTGACGTACCGGCCGAGCGTTCCGTGGGTGGCGAAGTCGATGCTGGCCTCGCGGCTCTCCATCATCGCCCTGAACTTGGCCTCCTCCAGGCTGAATCCATGGGAGAGAAGCTCCCGCTTAACCTTCTTGTAGACGGCGAGGCGGGTAGCCTGCTCGGTCTTGATCGAGATGGTTTGCAGCAGCCTGACAGGGCTGTGCGCCAGGATGAACTTGCCGGGGTGCTTGCGGGCGTACTCCCGCGCCTCGGCCCCGCGGCCCCTGACGAAGTCCTCGGTCTTCGACCGCACCGCGGCCAGGTCCGGGGCCACCATCTCCGACTCCGGCCCTCCGGTCATCACCCACTCGCGCCAGGTGGAGCCCTGGCGGATCGCCTCGCGCATGCCGTCCATGATCAGGAACGGCAGCTTGAAGACGTCGGTCGGGCTGGCGATGAGCGAGTTGGCGATGATCGCCGCGTGAGCCATGTCGCGGATCGGGTTGCGGGCCATGAAGTCAGGGGTCAGGACCGCGCCGCCTCGCAGCAGGGCCGTCTGCTTGGCGAAGTACTTCATGAACTCGGGCATCTTCTCGAAGCTGCCGAACAGCTCCATGATCTCCGGATCGCCCTTGTAGTACTCGACCTTGCTGTTGCGGATAACCGCGAACATGCCGGCCTCTTGGATGGAGGAGATGGCCCAGATCTTCTGGAAGCCGGTAAGGCCGGAATCGATTCCCTCCAGCCCCATCTCCTCGAGCTTCGCCAGGAACTCGGGCATGGCGGCAAAGGTCGCTTCTCCGTGGGCCTGCTCGCGAGCCTCCCGGAGCGCGCCCGTCTTCTGATCGCCGTCCTCCATGTCCGCGATCCCCATCTCTTCGTAGATGCGCTTGATGCTCCTGCTGTACGTCTCCTTGAAGGTCTGCGACTTCTCGACCTTGAGACATGTGAGCCGTGTGCAGGGCGATGTGGAACTCGACGCGGTAGACGTTCTTGATCAGGCTGTTGAAGGGGTCAGCGCGGACCTTGCCGGCCTCGAACAGCCCGCGGGCGCGGACGACCTTGCTCTCGCGGTCAATCGCGCTGTCGTCGGACTGGAAGTGATGCTCGACGATGTCCAGGACCTCCATCGGAGAGAACACGTCGAACTTCTCGGTGATGTCCTTGTACTCCTTCTCCGAGAGGATGCCGGCCTGGTGCATCCGCATCAGCATGGCGTTGCTGAACTTGGTGAGCGAGTCCACGGCCGTGACCCAGGTGGGGTGCGTGATCGCGTAGGCGTCGTAGAGTCGCTTGTAAAGCTGGTACTCCTTGACGGCCGCGGCGTGGGCTTCGTGGTCAACATCCGCGCTCGGGAAGTAGCGGTCGCCGAGTACGTCGTGCCTGGCGACGTGATCGGCCGCCTGCCAGAACTGCTGGAAGTGGCCGGAGTCGATCCAGGGGGCCAGACCGAACTCCGCGACGATGTCCTCGAGGCTCTTGTGGATGAGCTTGCTGGCGTCGCCGATGGCGTAGACGCCCTTCTTCAGGGCGAGGTTACCCTGCGAGACCCAGGTCCTGGTGGCACGAAGCACCAGGTCGGGCCGGCGAGACCAGTCGAAGTCATGCACGTTCTGGCCGATGCGCTTCAGGCTGCGGGCGACCAGCGAGTACAGCGGGTGGTCGCGAGTCACCATCGCGGTGCGCACCCAGTCGTAGATGCTCACCAGGACCTGGCGTCCCGTCTTCTTCTCCTTCTCCGTGGCCCTGGCGTAGCGGCCGCGGAAGTGCGCCATCTCCTCGGTGTCGGAGGGGTCGTTGCGGTCGTAGCTCAAGGACACGCCGCCGACTCGCACCTCCCACAGGGGTGCCGAGGACGTGCCGCCGACGCGGACGGGGGCCGACCCGAACACGGACTCGATGGCGGCCGCGACCTCGGAGTTGGTCGCGGAGAGGTACCGCGGCGACGCCGGGTAGTTGAACACCGCCCGGCCCTTGGTGGCTGACCTGATCTGCCGCAGCGTGTCCACCAGCATTTTCTTGCTGGACTGGACGTTAAGCACGTTGCTGGCGTAGACCGTGTCGTACTGCCTGCCGAGGGCGGCGGAGTCGTGGACGCCCGGCACCGAGTTGTCGCCGAACTCGTAGGCTGTGACGTCGTGCCCCTCGTTGCGCAGCCGGGCGGCATGCGAGGCGTCCTTGCCGGCACCGAAGTCGAGGATCGTCTCGCCCTTGGCGGCGGTCTCCGAGATGTACCGCGGCGTGATCGCGTTCGGGCCCACGGCCCCCGCGGTCCTCGACGTGGAGTTGGCCGCCCGGACGGCCGGGTTCATCGCTTCCTGCACCAGGGTCGGGATCGTGTCCTGGACCTCGAGTTCCTTCTTATGTTCGACGATGACGGAGCGGTCGAACGCCTCCCGGCCCTTCTTGACCTCGGACACGGCGTGTTTCACCGCGGCCTGGTTGGGGGCCGTGATGGCCTGAGCCCCTCCCTTCGCGTAGAACTCGCTCAAGGCCCGCTGCGCGTACTCGAAGTCGAAGATCGGCTTCACGGGCGTCATCGCGAGCGACGGGTCGCGCACGTCGTTCTTGATTTTGTCGTAGTTCGGGTGGCTGCCGAAGGTGCGCTCGACGTAGACGCGGCCAGGCTTGCCGTCGTACCTCTTCCACCCCATCAGGGCAAGCTGCTCCTTCGAGACGCCGGAGTGGTGGCCGGGGATGACGATGTCGATCCAGTCCTGGTCGAGGCCCCACTTGATCTGCGCGTCGTTGACGGCGACCAGCACCGTGCCGACGTTGCGCCCGAGGCCGCGGTTCCTCTTGGCGTCGGCCCAGTCCATGCCGTTCTCGAGGTCCGGCCTGGCCGTGGCCGGGTCCTGCCCTTCCTTGAGCCTGACCGCGACGCTCTGGTTGATGTTGATGCCGGTCTTGTGGAAAATCTGCACCATGTCGTTCATCTTGGTGTAGACGTAGGCCGGCATCCCCTGGGCAGCCAGGTCCACGATGCCCTGCATCCAGTCGATGACCTGGTCGATGACGAAGTCGTTGCTGCCGCTGAACCGCGGGCCCCTGCCGCGGGCGTCGTACTTCGCCCGCTGCTTGGCGGTGAGGCCGGCACCATGCGGGCCGAGCCAGTCTCCGGAGTACTCGGCGTTGCGCTTGTCGGCGGACCTGGCGAAGGCCGCGCCCTGCGCGTACCTGGTCACCTCGGCGGCGAGGCCGGCGTACTCCGGCATCTTCCTGTACTTCTCGTTGTTCGTGAAGATGTCGGCCGGGATCGCCCCGTACTTCTTCATGATCCTGGCGCGGTGCGGGTAGCTCTTCGCGTTCATGAACCTAGGCGTCTTCTTCGGGTTCTTGCCGACGCCGGAGATGAATGCGTTCACGGCGTCGTTCTTCTTCCTACGCACGGCCTCGACGTAGCAGATGTGACACGGGGCGACCTTGCCGGCGCTGCGGAAGAAGAAAGCCATCGCCATCAACTCGTCGCTGGACAGCATCGGCTTCTGGGGGCGCAGCTTGGCGAGCCTCTCCTCGATGGCGTCGAGAGTGGCCCGGTACTCCGCGCTGTTAGGGCAGTTGCCGCTCAACTCGAATGCGCGGGACTTCTCGAACAGGTTGTTCGGCAGCGGCGACTGCGTCCCCGGCTCGGCGAACGGCGTATTGAGTTCGGGGTGCTTCTCGAGTTCGGCGGCGAGGGCCTCGATCTGCGGCCACGCCAGCATGATCTCTTCCTCGGCCATGCCGGACTTCTTGGACAGGAACTTCATCAGCTTGGCCTTGTGGGCCTCGAGCGTCCTGTATGACATGAAGAGCCTCACCTCGGACGGGGCCTCGGACGTGACAGCTTGCTCGAAGACGGCCTCGGCCGCATTCGCATCGACGTGCATGGCCGGGGCTGCCATCGGAGTGGCCGACGATCCGGGAGGAGCCGCCACGGCGGCAGCAGCAGCCGCGTCGGCCTTGGCTTTCGCCACCCTCTCGGTCGGAGTGAGCTTTGACACGCGGGCAGCCCGGTCTCTCCTGATGATCTCCTGCACGCGCTCCTCGGCCCTGCCCTTCGCGAACTCCGCGATGATGCCGGCCATCTTGTCCTCGAACGCCTGCACGTCAGTCAGGACGCTCTCCATGATGGCCCAGTTCTTGCCAGCCTTCGAGGCGAGGCTCGCCTTGACCTGGGCGACGACCTTCTGGACTTCCTTGTACAGCCGCCTCAGCAGCGGCATGTCCTGCTCGGCCAGCTTGCGCAGGAACGCTTCGGAGTTGACGACCTGGCCCACGATGTCGGCCAGGAACTCCTCCTCCATCAAGTGCGACGGGTAGTGCGACAGGTTGCTTTGGATTTCTGCGAGCTTCGTCTGGAAGACCCCTGTCGCCGCGACCATGTCGTACAGCTTCTTGTATTCGGCCGGGTAGTGCAGCTCCAGGTTGTGCAGAACTTCATGGCCGAGCGTCGCCACCATCGGAGAGTCGTCAGGCCCCCTGTTGACGTTGATCATGACGTGCTTGTTCTTCGCGGTGGCACCCATCGTCTGCGTGATGATGTCTCCGTCTTGCGTCTGCTCGAAGAACGTGATGCGCACGTCAAGGATGTTGGCCAGCACCTCGAGGGCCTTGTAATTGGTGGCCGCATTCCTTGCCACCTTCTTGAACTTGATCCCAAAGAACGAGTCCATAGGAGAGCCAAGGAATGCGACGTCCCTGTTGGGCAGAACAGATTCGGGGGCGACCGGGATCTGCTGCCCGGAGCTGGACTTTCCCACGGTATAGGCGGGCTTGGGCAGGCTGCGGACCCCGGCGCTGCGCTCGGCCTCCCTGTCCAGAAGCAACCCCTCCGCTCGTTCGGCGACGCGGTCGAACAGCCTAGCCCGCAGCACAGGGTCATTCTCGTTCATCGCCGCGGCAGCCTCGGCCGCCACGGAGTCCAACTGGTCCCCCAGTTCGGACATCTTGAACTTCTTCTGGTATGCTTCCTCGAGGTGCTTGCGGACGGTCTCGATGGCCTCCAGGGGCGTGACGACCTTCGCGGGCCTCTGGGTCATCGTGGCTTCAGCCAGGTTACCGGACAGTTCCTTGGTGGCCTTCCTTCCCTGCGCCTTCAGGGCCTCTTCCTGCCGACGCCTCTCCACCTCCTGGGCCATGAGTTCGGCTGCGGCGGCCTTCGCCTCGCGCTCTTCGGCTCTGCGCTGAAGCTCGGCGGCCTTGGCGGCGTTGTACTGGTCCTTCAGTTCCTGGCGGCCGGCGGCCATCTCCTGCTCGGTGGTGGCCGGCGAGGTCCCCAGCAGCATGCCGCGGACCTTCATCACCAACTGCTGGACGGCGTACCTCTGGTGGGCTTCTCCGGTGACAGAGAACGCCCGCTTGATGCGCTCGCGGACGTCGGCCAGTTGCTCCTCTGACAGCCTCTCGGACAGGTCCACCTCGGTTCCCAGGACCCGGCCGACGGCGTCCTGGACCTGGAGGAACCTCATCTCGGTCTCGATCTCGTCGCCCAGGGCGTCCAGCTTGGCCCTGCGCTGCTCGCGCTCGTCGTCCTGGGGCAGGACGGCGACGTCGGCCCCGTGGGCAGGCTGGGCGGCCTGGGGTGCCTGCTCCGGCTGGGCGGCGGCCTGCTGGCCCCCGCGAACCGCCCCTAGGATCTCCCCGATCCTCGCCGCGGTGCCCTCGCCCCCTCGGGCCGGCACCTTCCTGCGCTGGGCCAGGATGGCCTCGACGCGCTGGCCGAGGGTGGCCTCGTCCGTGGGGGGCGCGATCCCGGCCTCGGCTTCAGCCTGGGTGACCAGGTCCTCGAGCCGGTGAGTGGGGGCGTCCTTGCCTTCCTTGGGCAGTTTGGACTGCTCCGGTGTGATGATGCCGGCGGCTACGCCGCCGACGATGGCTCCGACCAGGCCCTCCTGCCAGGCGTAGTGGTAGTCGAAGAAGTCGCCCCACTTGCCGGTCCCGTCGGCCACGTCCTGGATCGCCTTCTGGGCCCTCTCCTGGATCGGCCCCTCCGACACGGCCTCGATTGCCATGCGAGCGAGCCTGGAGCCGGGCGACCAGTACGGGGCGTTGGTCGCGAGGGTCAGCAGCATGTTCTCCTGGAACACTTCCTTCGAGTCCTCGAGAGCGTCGCTCGCCGACATACCTCGGTCCATGCGACGCTGGATGGCGTCGCCCTGCTCGACCGCCGACTCGAGGGTACTCATCACGCCCAGACCGATGGCGTCGCCGATCTTCGCCACCAGGGCGGGAGCAAGGGACCTCTCGCCGGCCAGGATCAACGACGCCCCCCTGGCCGCGAGGAGTCCGCCACCCCCGAACCATGCCATGTTCCCGGCAGCGCCCATCAGTTGGTGGTAGAGGTTGGGGTTCTCGACGGCGAGGTGTTCCTCGAGCCACTTGTTCCAGGTCAGCCCCGTGGTCGCGAGCTGGTCGAACGTGACGTCGCGCATGGCGACGTCGTCGGCCACCTTGTCGATGGCGGCACCGAGGACGGACATCGACGCCGGCACCATCGAGAAGAACCCCAGGGCGGCAGACTTGGCACCGCCAAGAATGTACCGCTTCATGAAGCCGCTGTCCTGGCGCTCCGCCAGTTCGATGACCGCCTGCGGGTCGGGGTTGAAGTCGGGGATGCGCAGGGACGCGCTCTGGATGTTCGCCAGAGCGAAGACCTCGGCGGCCTTTTTCTGGTCGGTGATCTCTCCTCGCATCGGGGAGCGACCCCTGGCTGCCTGGATAGCCTCCCACGACCTCTCGCCCGTGAGCGCCGTAGGGTCGGACGGCCTTCCCATCGCCTCGCGCACGCGCTCCATGTGCTGCACGGTCTCGCGGAAACTGAGGTACTCGCCGGAGTCCACCTTGCCGGGGCCGGCGTTGCCGGCAGCAACGGCCAGGTCTACATTGCCGTTGTACCTCCTGAGCAGGTCGGCGTAGAACTTCCCGGCCGCCATCGCGCTCTTGTCGGGGTCCGTGCGGTCGTCCAACCCGTAGTCCATCGCCGTGGCCGGCATGAACTGGAACAGGCCCATCGCCCCCTTCGGCGACACGGCCGACGGGTTGCCGTTGGACTCCACGGCGGCGATGGCCGCCAGCAGGTCTACCGGCACTCCGTGGGCGTCGGAAGCCTTCTGGAGAGAGGACCCGAACCTTTCACGGATGTCCCTGGCCGTAGCGTTGAGGTCCATCAGCGGCTCCTGTTCTTCGTGTCGGTCACCCCGATGAGGTCGGTGATGCCGCGCAGGCCCTCGATCCCGCCCTGGTAGGCCCCGCCGGCCGCCCTGCCGACCCCGGACATCACCCTGGAGACCGACTCCGGGACAGGGATGCCGCCGCCCTTCTTCACGGGGCCGGCAGAAGCCGCGGCATCGCTCTGGGCTGGCTGCTCTCCCATGATACGGTCCCGGTCCCACTCCCGAGTCGAGCTACGCCCGGACCCGCCGTAGGATGACGTTCCCTGCCTCTCCGGGTTGGCCTCTTCGCCCTTCTTGGGGTCCAGCGCCACGGGTACGTCGCCCGGTCTGTCGTAGACGAACAGGATTTCCTTGCCCTTCAGCACGGGCTTGTACCACTCGACGTTGTGGCCGCTGGCCCAGAACCTGTTGGCCGTCGCCACCTGGTCCGGGGTGGCCTGCTCGAGGATCTTCTTCCACGGCTGGATGGGGATGCCGTTCTTCGCTACTTTGAAATCGGTGCCCTGGAACATGTCCGACAGTCGGTACTGGATCTCGTCGGTCGTCATGCCGGCACCGACCATGCTGGCCGCGAAGTAGCCCATCTGGTTCCTGGCGGACTCGGTGCCGGACACCATCCTTGTGATCATGTTGCCCATCGCGTCGAACTCGGCCCCGAACAGCGTGTCGAGGTACTGGTTCATGTCCTTCATGATTAGCCGACGCTCGGTGCCGCCCTTCTCGAGGGCCTCGCTCTCGGCCTTCAGTCTGGCAGCGTAGGTGCTTTCGACCTCGTCCATTGTCCTGATGATCGGGGCTGCCGCCTTGTCGGCAAACTCCTGCCCGTACATCTCCGCGGCCTCTCCGTAGACCTGCATGAACCGCTGGCGCAGGCCGGGGGCACCGTAGCCGCCGCTGTCGTAGACGAACTTGTCGAAGGCACCCATGAGGCGGTCGCCGTGTTCCTGCTGCGCGGTCAACTGGGCGGCGGTGCGAGCCTTGGAGAAGTAGCTGGCCGCCCTGACCGGGTCCGTCGGGATGCCGGTCACGGTCGGCCTCGCCCGTGGGGCGGCCGCGCTCGGGGGCGGCGGAGGGCCGACGAACCTGTCGGACTGCTTTCCGCCGGACGGGTCGGAGACGCTGGTCTCGAACCCGACCGGCCCTGAGCCGGGAGCCGGCCCGTTTATCATGCCAGAGATGGCCCCGTGCATGTCCATGCCGGTGAGCTTAGAATACCGCTCGTTCCACATCCTGGCCGCGTCCAGCAACGCGCCCGCTTGGGACGGGTCGTATTTGTCGCTGGTGGCCGCCTCCCGCAGCGTGTTCGCCTGCGTGAAGGCGTCGTTCAGGGCGGCTCGCGTGTCGTCGGCCATTTTTGAGGCCGCGTCCGCCTCTGCCTTTCGGCGAGCGCCCATCTTCTGCTGGCCGTACTCGTAGCCCTCGTAGAGACTCCCGGTTCCGCTCGGCATGGCGGCCTCCTAAAAGAACTTGCCCATTTTGGTGAGACCCTCGAGGACGTCGCCTTGCTCGCTGGACATGCCCCCGCCCAGCAGGCCCTTGATCCCCTGCCACGCGGAGGGCAGCGACTTGCTCAACCAGGAGTCCTTGTCGCCGAGGTTCGTCCCGATCATCCGCGCCGCGTCGTACCCGGACGTGTCGGGGGCAATGCGGTTCACGCCGGAGGAGGATAGCCGGTTCTTCCACAGCGTGTCCATCATCGCCGCGAGTGCCGCCTGGTCGGCGCGTGCCGACGCGGCCTCGTTCAGCACGGAGTTCCTCGCGGCCATCCTTGCGTTCGCGGATGCGGAGGCCACGTCGCTCGCCATGCCGGCCTTCACCGCGAGCTGGTCGGCCTTCATCTTGCTGGACTGGCCGCCGCCGCGGCGGAGGTTGGCCGCGTCGATTTTGCCGCCGGCGACAAGCCAGGCGTCCTCGATGGACTTCTGCATCGGCTTGAACGTCTGGCTGTAGAGGGTCTCCTCCTGCTTCGCCCGCATCTCCGGGGTCATGGTCGAGAACCCGGCCAGCGACTTCTCGAGGTTTGCCATGATGGCGGCCTCGGACGGAGACCAGGGCCGCAGGGCCGGCATCGTGGACTCTGTCCTGCCGCCGGAGCCTGACCCGAGCAGGGACGCACCGGCACCAAGGGCTGCGCCGAGGGGGTTGCCGCCGGAGCCGATCAGGCCCTGCGCGGCTCCGCCGAGAAGGTCACCAAACCATCCCATCATGCACCTCCGAACCATTCTGTGCGCAAAAGGCCGAGGGCGATGACGTCCTCCGGCTCTCGACCGAAGAAGTGGGCGGCCTCGCGTAGCTGGCCTTCCCTCTTGAACCCCAGGGACATCAGGGCGTACTTGGTCCTCGACCTGGTCTTGGGAACGGCGCTGGACAACCTGCGAGCGCCGGTCGCCATGAACATGTCGCCGATCACGGGGCCGAGGCAGTCCTTGAGCGGCTGCTCGTACTGGCCCTCGATGAAGTACGCCGGGTTGACGATCAGGTCGATCTCGAACGACTCGTTCTCCACGACGTTGCTGAAGATGACGGTCGCGACCTCATCCTCGCCGTTCATCATCTTCACGAAGCTGCCGCGCTCCGACACGGCGATGATGTGCGGCAGCACGGACTCCGACGCCGGCAGCAGCCTGTGCTTCTCGAGCAGGCTGTACAGGTCGTTCGGCGACATCCTGGTGACGTATGCGGACCAGCTCATCCTCTGGCCCCCTTGCTTCTCGCATCGAGCCTGAACCCCATGACGCCCCACTTTACTGCTGAATTTGATGCGAACTTCAGCCTGATCATGCTGAAGAGCGCGGTGAACTCGAACCTGACGTAGGCGCGAGAGGACTCGCCCCACACGCCGCCGTCGCCCCACAAACCGGAGCCCCACACGCCGCCACCGCCGCCGTGCAGCTTGGTGCCGCGGGTGAGTTCGATGAACTGCCCCGACATATCGACCTCGTAGTAGATCTTGCAATCCCCGCGGCCGTCGTCGTTGAAGACCACGTCGAGGTAGATCCCGTGCGACGACCACCCGATGTCTCCGTTGTTGAACATCCACCTGGTGACGTACTCGGCGTCGATGTCCTGGTTGCCGGAGTCGGAGTTCGACGTGAACATCCACACGATGTTCCCGGAGGAGTCGGCCCCGATGCACTTCCCGGACGTGCCGCTGTCGGTGCGCACAAGATGGCACGCCGTGATCTGGCCGGACGGGCCGGTGATCTTCGCGAACCTGTCTTCGGCGTAGTAGTAGGCGAATCCTACCGTGTTCTCCTGCGCCCCGTACTGCGGAATGTACCAGACAACCCTGGAGCGGGCCGTGTCGTGGATGCACCGGATGTTAGCGAACGAGGACGGCAGAACGGCCAGAACGTCCGCCTTGATCTTGGTCTCGGCGATGTTGGAGTGGACGAGGTCTCCGTATTCCTGCACCGACGACATCCTGCGCGGCCCGTCTTCGGACCAGAAGAACACGTCGTTCGACACCTTGGCCCAGGCGTGGACGCCGACGCAGCCGACGGCGAACGTGGCGACCTGGTTCAGATCGTCGGCACCAGGGTCTCCCGTGTACAGTACCAGCGACCTCTTCTTCGCAATGACCCGGTACGAGTACATGTCGAAGAAGTCCACGATGATGTCGTCGTCGCCATTGTTGGCGTATGCGTACCCGCCGTCCAGCGCGGCGTCAACCTGCTCCGGGTCATCGACGTCGTGGCGAAGGAAGTTGTTGTGGACGTCCATCTCGCTGTAGTCGTAGCGGCTGGGGTCGTCGGCGAATCCGCCGGCATAGAGCCGCGATCCCTTGCCGAAGCCCATGACCCGCATGACGGACGGAGGGCTGTCGTCCCAGTCCTCCGGGTACCCGGTGGTCCCGGAGCCAATCTCCCCGTCCCCGTACTCCCCGGCACGCATCAGGGCGGCGTCGCTGGCCGCCGCGGCCCCCGCGAACACGATGGGGATGCCGTTCCTGCGCGGCAGGTAGAGGGCCGGCGCGGCGTCGTAGTTCGCCCTGACTGCCATCACGTCGGGATCCGAGGGGTACGTCTCGCCGTCCGGGGGCGGGATCTCCGTGAGGGAGAATGTGCCGGGCATCGGCGTCCGGAACACCTTGGCGTCCTGGCCGGTCTTGCGGCAGAAGAAGTACAGGAACCCGACGCCCGTCTCCTGGATGAACAGGGGCGCGATGTGGGACACGGTGTACCCGAGCGCCTCGATGAGGTCGGCTCCGTCCCGCTTGCTGATGCCGCCGAAGACCAGGTCTACGTTCGCCATCCTCGGGCTGGAGTTGTCTGGCAACGCAAGCTCGGAGTGCCTTGTGTCGAGGCCCCCGAAGTTGAACATCTCCAGCCCTGAAGACCGCTCCTCGTAGCCCAGCATCACCTACCGCCTACTCGTTGTAGTTGATCAGGTGGCCCTGAGTGTTGTCCGACTGGACGATGGACCCAGACATCGCCGTGACCTTGCGAAGCTGATCGTTGCCCTTGGCCTCGTCCACTTGCCAGTCCGCAAACTCGGCGGCGAGCTTGACTTTCGCGTTCGACAGGAAGCTGTGGGCCAGCCACAGGTTTCTCGGCAGGCCCGTGAGGTCGCTGTCCGACGTCATCGGCACCGAGTGCGTGAGGTACGAGTACACCAGGTTCGGAGAGGCCGCGATGGCGTCCTCGGTGGGGATCGGGAATACCCCCATGTAGTCGTTGACCCTGGTGTACAGGTACGGCTCGCCGAACAAGTACGTCATGGCCGACAACTGCGACACGGTCGTCAGGTCGTTGCCGGCCGTGCCAGGAGGAGCCGTTCTCATCTCCGGGAACAGCTCGATGACCTGCTCCCACGTCTTGAACTCGAGAGGGGAGTAGAAGCGGTTGCTCTTCGTCGGCCTGGTGAGGAAGTCCTGGAAGTCATCCTCGAACTGGTACCACGGCGTGTCGGCGACCAGGTTGACAACCTTGAAGGCGCGGCGGAACCACCACGTCGCGTGGTAGAAGATCTCGTCCCTCGCGTCCTCGACAGCCTGCATCGCCAGCATCACGCGGGGGCTCGGGCCGACGAGAGTGGCCGGCGGCAACTCCCCGATGGACCTGAGCGCCCGCTGGACGCACTCCAGAAATGTCCTGGTCCCTGGAGTTTGCTGTACGCTGATCGTCATGTCACTCACCACCTCCGGGCGGCTCGACTGGAGTCGGGTTCTTGCCGCCGCCCGGCGTCGGGATCGGCAGCGGCTCACCAACCGGGATGTGCAAGTCCTGCGGGATCGCCAGCTTCACCAACAGCATCGGACGGGAGGACGACGTCGAGGACCTCCAGGGGCTGAAGTCGGCGTAGCAGTAGTCTGGAGGCGCGACCGTTCCTGGCACGCATCCCATCTGAGCGAGGATGATGCCTCTTTCATTTGTGCTGTTGTACCAGGCTTGCAGCTCCTCGGTGATGTCCTGGACGTACCAGGTACCCTGGGCCACGGACAGCTGGATGCTGTCGCCGAGCCCGTAGGCGGCAAGCTCATCGAAGTCTGGCGGGTTCCAGGAGCCGAACTCAGGGCCTTCGCAAGCCGTGTAGCTGATGTTGTTCGGGAAGTAGTTATACGGAGAACTGTTTCGCATCGTGACGTCTTCTGCGTCGAACAGGGCGCTGGCTGTGCAGACTGCGGCGGCGTAGAAGTTCGGCTCCGGCGTGAAGAAGTAAGGATGCGTGCCAGCCCCGTCGCGGGAGCGGAAGTAGTACTTGGCTTCGACGATGTACTGCCCGAGGCCGGAAAGGCGGTCGGCCGATGCGATGCCGACGAAGGCAACGCGGCTGGTGTCTTCGGCCGCGTCCAGGCCCCCGGTCAGCGGGCTAGAGTAGCCGCCGAAGGAGTACGACGAGTAGCTGAACACCCGGTCGGCAGTCGCGGTCGGCTGCCTGGCGTCCCAGCAGAAGTAGTAGAGGCTGTCGGAGAAGACTTGCCCCTCGGTCTGATACTTCGTCCCGCCCCAGATCGGGTGTCGATAATCAATCGGGCTGGCGGACGTGTTGTAGGCGAACGTCCAGAATACCGAGTCCACAGCCACGGGCTCCGTTTCCTCGGGGACTCCGGTATGGTGCCCGCCCAAGGCGGACAGAGGGGTCAGCCATCCGCTGCGGTTCCCGGCCGCGTCTTGCAGGGCATAGTGCATGAAGAAGTCTACGTCGTCTGCGTGAGACTCGGCCGTATAGGCGGTGGTCACGACATTGGTAGCCAGAACGGTCGATTCGGTGCCAGTAGTGTCGGCAGGCAGCCAGTACCACATTTCCGGCACCCCGTTGACTCCCGTGATGGCGTACTGGTTCACAACAGTCACGGGCTCAGACGCGGTAAAATGGCTTACGATTGCCAGAGAGTCAGGGAACACGCCGTCTCCGTAAGGGGCGGTTGTCAGCGAGAACCCGACATCTAAGATCCAGGGCGCGATGTCGTCCTCCTCGCCTCCGCCGTTATTACCGCCCACCTCACCCCATACGACGGGGAACCCGGCAGAAATCTCGTTGTCGGCGTTGGCGACGAACAGGTACGACAGCTCGCCGTCGGCATACGTGCCCTGGTTGAGCTGCACCGAGATCGAGCCGTCGGACCAGGTAGCCGGAGGCTGCATCTCGATGTGGCTGCACGAAGCGTAGGCGCTCTCGTCGCCGATGAACACGCGGGCCATCGTGGTGTCGATGTAAATATGCGAAAAGCCCCAATGCTTGGTGTTGTCATGATCTGGCGAATGCGAGACGGCGTCATAGCCAAAGTCGTAGACATGGCAGAACCCGTACTCGCGGCCGACAGTCTCGTTGCCGTCCGAGTCATATCCCTGCGTCATTGTTTGCCGGTCAACGCACAGGTGGTTGTTCATCCACTCTTGCAGAATCCCGAGACCGTGGTCGGCCTCGGTGTAATCCACCAGAACCTGGATGTTCACCCATTGGGGGCTGCCGAGATAGTCGGTCCCGTGGTTCCAGGCATCGCCGCCGTAGGTGTGGTTGCTACAGCTTCCCCATTGGTCGGGGTCCGGCAACCCGTCACCGTCGCGGTCCCAGATTGTAATCGCACCGTTGCCGTTGGTGATCATGTAGGTGTGGCCGTTGCATGGGCTGGCCTGAACGTCGGCAGTCTCGTACAGCCGGATGTACTTGGACGACGAAGAGTAGTCGGCGTTGGACCGCGTGTCGGTGTCGTCGGTCCACGTCCACCAGTTGAAAAACCACCGCTCATGGGAGGTCGGCAGCTCAGGCCGCGACATGGCCGTCTTCCAGCCTTGGTAGTAGTACGGGACCCCGGTCTGGCGCGGCCCGATCCCTCCGTAGTCGTTGTGGACCGACTTGCCGACGCGCCACGGGGGGTTGTACTCGATGCCCTGCGGGCTCGCCTGCCACATGTAGGAACCGTTGTAAGGCATGATCGCGCCGTCAGCGGTCGCGTTGTGAGCGGCGATGTTGTCGATCCGGTCCCAGGTATACGGGGCGGCCGGGGACTTCACGCCGAACTCGGAACCGCTGATGATCACCGTCTGTCCGTCGTCGATGGTGCCCTGAACCCCCGTGACCTCGGGGCCAACCGTCGCAGAGAGGCTGTAGGTAAAGCTGCCGACGTAGTTGTCTCCGCGGAAGTTACCGGACTCGTCAACAAGGTCGCAGGTAACGTACCAGGTCTGGCCGTCGCGGACTGGCGTCATGGTGGTGATGTTCCGATGCACGGGGTTATCGAAGATCGGCACTACGGTGTACTCGGGCATCGTGAAGGTAATCTCGTTGTCGCCGCCGGTCGTATACGCCGTGCAGTTGGCGAGAAAGTTCTCGTCGCACTCGATTGCGACAGTTAGCCTAGCGTATCCGCTGTCCACGGTCCCGTAGACATACGACTCCTCCTCGCTGATCAAGGGAGGTGTCGTGTCTTCGTCCGGCTCCTCATAATCGACGACCCATGAGCCACCGTCGAACCAGTCGCTGGTGTTGTCGAATGCGTCGGTCAAGCGGTACTCGACGAAGTACTCGTCGTCGGCGGCGCATTGCGTTCCGGTGTCGATTGTAAATGGCCCGTGATCGGTGGCGAAGTCGTTTCCTGCCGGGAACACATTCCAGGTCCCGCCGTTGAGGTTCCAGCGCACGCCGATATAGGACAGCTCCCCGGCGGTGGCCCCAAACTGAAGCAGCGCACGCGGAGAGAGTTCGACGCATTGGCCGCTTAGTGCGACAAAGTCTGCCTCGTTAGGCGGAGTCAGGTCGGTGCTGCCCGGATCAACGGTGTAGCGGTAGGGACCGTACTCGGGCCCGGTGTCGAGGTCCTCGTTGGTCAGCGTGAAGAAGAAGTCGAAGTACTTGTAGGAGGTGCAGGTCGAGTCGGTGTCCACGACGATGTTGTGGGCGGTCGAGAACTCGCTCTCAATCGGCACAGTCAAGGTGTCGCCGGTTCCGGCGACGGTCCAGCGGGCGGTGGCTTTGGCGGGGATGTTGGTCGTGAACGCCGCGTCCAGGGTCACGGTCGTCGCGCAAGTCCCGATCAAGGAGACATCTCCGACGAGTTCCGCGTAGACGGGATCATCGTCCTCGTCCACAACGACGGTGTGGTAACCGCCGATCCACCAGGGCGACTGGATGCCGTCGGTGTTGGAAAGCTGGTACAGGATGCGCCAAAGGTCGCCATCCACGCATGTGGAGTCGGTGGCCATTTGCAGGAACGGGCGGTCGGTATAGCTGCCCGAGTAGTTGATGATCGGGGTCAGGGTCACCATCTCGCCGTCGCGGGTACGCTGGATCTGGGCGGCCATCTGCACCGGCTCATCGGCAATGACCTGCAATGATAGCTGCACGGTCGATCCGAAATCCTCGCGGCAGACGCCACTCAGGAGGTTGTACAGGGGCGCTGGAGCGTCAGGGTCCCAGGTCTGCCAGATGTCCGGGTAGACCAGCACGGGCAGGGTCCCGTCTCCCGAGGTTCCGGTCGGGGCCCAGTCGTCCAGGTACATGCCATCGGCGACGTCTGCCGTGACGTGGGAATTGTAGATCAGGTACCAGGAGCGGGTGGCCTCGCTGTACCGGTAGACCGCGTAGGTGCCGACTCCCTCCAGCAGCTCTGGCTGGGCGATCTCGTTCTGGCCTGTCCTTCCTGGCACCAGCGCGGTGTTGTTCTCCGTCAGCAGGACCGACAGCAGCTGGCCGTCTTCGCCGTTGTCGAAGTAGGTAACCGGGGTCGGCTCGCTGTTGCTGAAGATCAGGTAGTCGGTGCCGCCGACATCGGGGCTGGTGTCGCTGGCGGGCGCGTACTGGGACCCGCTGCGGTCTTCGGGCACCGGCATCGCCCACCACTCCGGGCCGTTCCTGCGGAAGTAGATCAGCGAGTCCGCGGTAGCGTCGGTTCTCTGGTAGAGGGAGCCGATGGGGTAGTCGCCCGTGGGCGGCCCCTCTCCGAACAGCAACTGCGGGTCGTTCGGGTCGCGCCCGGTGCCGCCGGAGAGGTCCACGTCCTCCAGCGTGTACGTCGTGATCCCGTTGCCGCTGATCTTGATGTCGTAAACGCCTGGCTCGATGTAGAACCAGAACCTGCCCATCGTGTCGGTGGAGGTCGGGTTCCGCTTGGTGGCCGTAGGCATCCCGTACTGGGTCGAGTACAGGGTATCGACCAGCGTGGTCGTGTTGCGGTAGTACACGGAAATGGAGGCCCCGCCGATGACGTCTCCGCGGGAGTTGCGAACAACGTCTTCGTATCGATTCGTAGCCGTCTGCCCATACGCCGAAGCGTGGGTCATGACGACGATGATCAAGGCGGCGGCAATCTTCAGCAGGGCCTTCATCTCGACCTCCTACGCGGACGCGATGGTCTGGTACATGAAACGGCTGCGCGACCGCGTGATGTGCGTCGGCCTTCTCCCGAGCAGCAGACTCTCGGGCGTGACGACCTGTTCGTGGTGCGTCTCGACGGCGTCGAGCAGCACGTTGACGACCCCCGGAGGCACGTCCACCCAGACGTCCAGAGGGACGCCGTACGCCTGGTCCCCGCAGCCGACGAACTGCGGGTTCTGCTGGTGGTCGAAGACCTTCGCCAGCTTCAGTTGGTACCAGGTCGGCTGGTAGTTGCCCTGGGGGTCCAGGCACTTGTGACCGGCCTCGCCCTTCTGGGGGTTCTCGAACCCCTCCGGCAGCGGCTTGCCCTCCTTGAAGGAGAACTGCGGGGCCGGCGGCTCCTCGACCACGACTGCCTTCGGGCGGCCGCGGCGAGCCTCCTCCTCGAGAAGCTGGGACTCGAGGTCCTCTTCGACGATGACTGTCTTCTTGTCGTTCATTTTCGCCTCCAGGTTTTACGCCCCCCGGCGAGTGTCGGGGTGGCAGGTATATATACCCTGCCACCCCGGTTGCGGTCAGCGGAACGCGATCCAGTAGATGATGTCGCTGTCGGCGGCACCCGTCTGGTTCGCGGGGATCGTGAAGCCGAGCCCGCCGGCCCCGGTGTACGCCACGAAGCCCAGGGACGTCGGGATGGTCAGCTCGCCGTCGTTCGCCACCCGCAGATGGTCGCCCGCCGGGAACGCCTCGGTGCGGATCAGCAGGGCGTCGGCGGTGCCGCCGGCGTCCGCGAGGATGATGATGACCATGCTGGGGTGGAATCCGCAGATGATGTTGGCGTCCGCGGCGGCTTCCACTTCCAGCTTGCCGGTGGCGATAGCCGAGTACGGCTGCTCGCCGCCCTTGTTGGTGTAGGTGATGTCTCCGACCGCCATGATGCACCTCCAGGTGCAGAGAGTGAAGGGGGGCGAAGCCCGCCCCCCGGTGATGCTACCAGAGAGCCGCGACCTCGATGCGAGCGATCCAGGCGTCCTCGAGGATGACGGCGGTCTTGGCCGCCTTCCATCCGACCGTGTTGCGCTGGTGCAGGGGGTCGCTGTTCCCGCCGCTGCGCTCGACGTAGGTCTGGCTGTAGCCGGCCAGCTTGGTGACGCCGTAGGACTCCTTCCCGATGACCAGGCAGGAGTAGACGTCCGCCTGCGTGCCGGTCGTGGACCGGTAGGTGGCCGCCGAGGTCGTCCCGACGTTGGTGCCGCCGCCCGAGTCCGCCCACACCTTCGCGTTGGTCGTCTCGATGAAGCGCACGTTGCGGTACTTGCCGACCTCGCCCTTGTACAGGGCCGCGGTGTTGCCGTACCGCTCGCGGGGCAGGAACCCGTGGTCGCCGGTCAGGCCGGAATCCGACTGGAACAGCGAGTGCGTGATGTGCGGATGGATGATGCACGGGTAGGCCACGTCCACCGGCTGGGTGTCGGTGTTCGGGCTCGCTCCGATGCGGCCCATCGTCATCTTCGCTTCCGCGGTCACCAGGGCGGTGATCACGGCGTCCAGGACCCGCTTGTTCAGCGTGCCGTTGACGGTCGTCCGCGCCCCGACGCCCCAGGTCGGCGAGGACCCGTCCGCGGTGACGCGGTACAGGTTGGTGCCGGCGTTGATGATGTCGCGGGTGACGCTGTCCAGGGACTCGCCCGACTGCTCGGCCAGACGCTCGATGGTCTTGCTGATGATCGGATCGACGAAGATGAAGTCCACCCAGTCGGTGATGATCGCGAAGTCGCCGTAGGGCTTCACCGTCGCGACGACGTTCTCGAACTCGAGCGTCTTGCCGGTCGGGGTGACGCCTTCGGTCAGCGTGTTGCTGACCTGGGCGAACTTCTTGAAGCGACGCCACATGACCGACTCGCCGCTGTTCTTCGGCAGCGTCGAGGGCACGCCGAACTGGTCGTGCAGGAGCAGGGGCATGGCGACGGACAGGTAGGTCTTGTTGTAGAAGACCCGCGTGACCAGGGGCAGCGCGGCGCTGTTCTGGTCGATGTCCATCGTCTGGAGATTGGCTAACGTCTGCATGATTCACCTCGCAAGGTTCATCTGGGGAGCAAGTCCTCGGGCTTGTAGGACAGGACGTCGTCGTCCATGCGCCTGCGCATGGCCGCGAACTTCTCGTCCGGCATGGCCGCGAGCTTGGCCGCCAGGGATTGATCGTCTTGAGCCGAGGAGACGTTCCGAGTGCCGGAAACGTCCGCCATCGGCCGCATGGGTACCGTGGGTGCCCTTTCCGCCGGAGCCGGCCTCCCCGAGCCGGACTTGGGGAACGCACCCTCTGCCATCATGACGGCGGCCAGCGCAGCGGCTCCTTGCGCCGTTCCCGAATAGAACGCCCGCGTCCGCTCGTCGGTGATGGACTGCAACCGCTCCACCACAAGAGGCTCGTTCGCTGGATCGAATCCGGGAACGACCTGTGCGATGAACTCGCCCATCCGCCGGCTCTTCTCTCTCTCGAGCAGCGGATGGAGCATCCCGACCAGATCGTTGTACTCGTCCCTGGTGACGGCCCTGGACTTGAGGTACGGGTCGAAGAACTCGACCACCTCGGGGTTCAGGGGGTCGCCATCGGGGCCATCCTGCCCCTGAGGATGCGGGGCGGCTTCGCGCTCCAGCATCTGCTGGACGAGTGCGTCGTGGCGTCTGCGAAGCTCGTCGCGCTCGCGCAGCACCTCGTCGAACCTGTCCTTCGGAATGCGCTGGCCGGGCTCGGGTTCCTCCACGGGCTTCGGCTGCGGCTGAACGGGGGCTGGTACCTGCACAGGGTCTTCCAGCAGGCCCTCCCCGCGGAGAGCGCTCATCAGGCCCTCGTCGATGACGGGGGCCGGCTCCCTCGGGGCCTCCGGGGCGGGCGTCGGATCCGGCTGCACCGCCTGGGCGGCCTGGATCTGCATCGCCCGCACGGCCTCGGGGTCCAGGGGCAGATCGCCGACGGCCTCCATCTCCCTGGCCGCCTGCTCCATGTCGCTCAGTCTGACCTTGTTGTTGTCCATGACCACTCCTTCGGTGTTTTACGCCCCCTCGGGCGAGTTGGTCTGCACTTGGTCGTCGGGACTTGCCATCCCGCGGACCCACTCGTTGATCTTGACGACAGCGGCGAGGGCCCCCTGGCGTTCCGCCACCATCAGAGGCCACTCCGGACCCCTGATCGGCACCGAAGAACTCAGCCTGTCGATCTCAGAGCTGAGGTATTCGTACAAAGGCTCCAGGAGCCCCTGGCTCTGGGCGCTAAACAGGCGCTCCTTGCTGACCTGGATCTCCACCTTCACCCTCCGGCTGCTGTTCCGACGGCGGCGTGATCAGCCCTGCCACCATCAGCGCGATCTGGTTCATCTGCTCGCCGATCTCCGGCCCGGACTTCACGATGCCGCTACCGCGGCGGCCCATGATGTCCTCGGAGAGCTGCTCTAGCAGCTTCTGCCACTCGATGGCCGGCACGAACACGGGCTGGCTGACCATCTGCAAGAACGCCATCCCGTTCTGGATGCGCTCCTGCTTGTCGATGACGTACTGCGTGCTGGCGATCTCGCACAGCCACCCCTTGGACAGGGCCTCGGGGCTGATTTTCATCCACGACTGCCCGCTCGGGTCGGTCTGGGAGATGCGGAACATCTTCTCCTCGCCGATGTACTGGGCATTCATGTCGATCATCGTCTGCACCATGCGCTGGATGAAGTCCTTTTCGATGGCGCGGGTCCACTTGCCGAGCTTCAACTGGACGATGTTGGCGTTGCGTGCGGTCCTGGTGGCAGACTCCTGGCCCCTGCCCTGGGGTGCCGTATTGATCGCGCCGGTAACGCGCTCGAAGCGGCCGATGGCTGCATTGACCTCGGCGCTGCCGAGGGGGATGCCGGAGAAGTTCTTCTGGAACGGCATGATGTCGCCCTGGTCGGCCATGTCGTGGACCTGGCCGGGCCCCGATGGCTTGGGCGACGTCACGCTGTTTCGGACCCTCGCGTACTCCGGCTGGATGACGCAATGCACGGCGTCGATCACCTGGTTGTGGATGGCGTTGACGGAGTCCTGCTCCGACAGAGCCTTCTCGATGATGCCAATACCGTACTGGGACCCGTTGATGCGGATGAGCTTTGCGTTGTTCAGGGTGCGCCGGCCGCTGATCAGCGGAGTCTTCTCGAACCTGATCAGGTGCTGGCCGTTGGCGACGACGGCGACGTAGTTCTCGAACGTCTCGTACCCGTCGGCCGTTGGCACCTCGAACGTCCCCTCGGCGTGGATGAGTTCCACGTCGTTCGGCTTGCGCACGTTCACGCTCTGACCCAGGGCGATGCGCAGCAGGTTCTCCTCCTGGTTGCCCTCGGCGGCGGCCCGATCCTCCCCGCCCGTGATCGCGTCGATGCCCTCGTACAGGCGGTACCCGTCATCGTTCGGCTTGGAGACCCTGCGCAGGTACTCCTTCGAGCGCCAGGTACGGTGGGCCCTGAACGCCTCCTCCGGGTCTCCGGGGAACGGCTCCTCGACGTAGTTGAAGATGTCACCGATCACCGGCACCGGGCCCTCGAAGATGGTCCTCGAGTTCACCGGCGGCTGCGGAGGTGGCGCGATCTGCGGGGGCGGCGGCGGCACCATGCCAGTCATCTTGGCGAGGTCCATGATGGCCTGGTACTGCTGCATCGCCACCGCGTAGTTGCTCTCGTACTCGGCCCTGGCCTTCTCCCACTCCGCCAGGGCCTTGCGGTACTGCCCGAAATCTGCCGCCTTCTTGACCTTCCAGCGCATCGACCACGGGCAGTTGCCGACCAGCAGAAGCTGCTTCATGCCGATGTCGGCCATCTCGTAGAAGCCGCCGGCCTCGAACTGGTGGCGCATGAACTTCGTGACGACCGCGGCGTACTCGTCGTCGGTCCTGTCGTTGCCGCCGTAGAACGCCGGCAGGACCTTGTTCCACTCGTCGTTGCCGAAGATGATGTCGGCCGCCTGCGCCAGCACGGTTTCGATGCTGTCGAACGTCACGGGGACGTAGCGGGCCGACCTGTTGGCGGCCTTGGCCGCGTTGGCCCACGCCTTGTCGAACTGGCACAGATAGGCCAGGATGCACCGCATCCACGTCTGCTGCGTTTCTTGCCTGTCCTGGAGCAGGTCGCGGAACTGCTCGCTGACGTGCTTGACGATGGACAGCTTGCTGTTGCTGCTGATGTCGATGGACATTACCACCCTCCGTACTCGGGGCTATAGCCGGCGACATGCTCGGCGGCGGCCCTCTGTTCGTTGCGCCTGATGGCGTCCATCTCCTGCTTGCTCGGGAACCTCTTCGCGACCATGCCTCTCCAGGCGTCGTAGAGGTGGTCCTCGGCCATCGTGTCGATGTCTTCAGGCTTCTTCTTGTCCATCGGCAGCGTCGGGATCGTGCGGATGAAGTGCCGGCAACAGTCCATGACCGCGAACCTGGACCGGCCGTTGGTGACGGCCAGCAACTGATGGATCCCCTGCTTCTGGTTGACGCGGCTGTTGGGGCCCTTGGGCCACGGCTTCCAGCCGAGATCGCGCCCGCCGAGCCTGGCGGCAGTCGAGACGGAGTTGTTCTTGTCTTCCCAGCATTGCGGGTCGAGGCTGCGATCCCAGACGCGCAGGTAGCGAGACGACTCCCACGCCTCCAGCTTCTTGCGCACCTCTTCGGGCGACTCCTCCGTGCCGACGTTGATCTTCCCGGTCCATGCGTAAAGCTCTCCGCACAGCACCAGTCTGGCTTCGTTATCGACAAACCCCCACAGGTTGCCGTAGGGCGTCTTGTAGCCCCAGTCCATCGAGCAGAAGACCGGCCGGTCGGTCGGCGGATCCTCGGTCTGGATGACGTGGACCGACGGCGACCACTCCGTGAAGGCCGCTCCGACGACGATGTCCCAGTTGCCGTTGCGCAGGGCTTCGGCGAGGCGCTGGTCGTTGAGTTCGTAGACTCGGTCGGCGTAGCCGGGGTCGTTCTTCATCAGGATGCGGTTGTCGTCGAGCTTCGCCGGGATGAAGATCCTGGTGTATGTGCCGCCGCTGCGTGTCTTGATGAGCATCGGCGTCTTGGGCGGTGCCGGGTCGATGAACCTGGCCTTCACCCACGCATGCCCAACACCTCCAGGGTTGGTCGCAGCGCGGGTGCGAACGGCCGCGCCGTGCGCCGAGCGGCTTCGCGTCATCATGTAGGTGTAGGCGAACGGGCTCGACCATTGCGTAAGCTCGTCCCAGCCCACCCAGGTGAACTGCTGTCCGTGGTACTTGTACACGTCGTCGTCGTTCTCGAGTGCGCGGAACCGCAGCGTGCTGCCGTTCGGCAGCGTCCATTGGTACTTGCTGCTGTTGTAGCACTTGTCGCCGTAGACCGGCCCGAAGATCTCGCGGCTGCGCCGGATGATGTCGTCCATGTCCGGGAAATGCTTGCGGAACAGCACGCCGTGGAACTTGCCAGGGAATTCCTCGGCACCGACGACCCAGTCGCCCAGCAATCCATCCGACTTGCCGCCGCCTACGGCACCGCCGTAGAGGATTTCTTCCGCAGGACAGGTGATGAACTCTGTCTGCGGACCCGGCTGTGGACGCCATGCGACTACGCGACTCACTTGAAACCGCCTCCGAAGTGCTTCAGGCCAGAGAAATTCGGGTTCTGCCTCGGCGTGATGTAATTGCGCATCCTCTTGCCGGTGACTCCCTTGGCGAATGACGTGAATGTCGCGCCCTTCGCCGGGGAGAACGGCATGAACGACTGCGAGCCGCCGCGCAGTCTCTTCTGGATGTCCGTGAGGACCTTGCTGCCGAGCGGCTTCATCTCAGCGCCTCGGTTCCGTGGTACTGCGCCACAGCCAGGCGGGTCTTGGTTAACTGTTCCTGGATCTGCCGCAGGATTCCGGCCGTCTCCTTCTGGACCTCGTTTGCTGACTGTATGCTTTCTGCATTGGCCCTGCCGTCGGCCGCCACCTGTTCGATCTTGCCTTCGGTTCGCACCGCCCAGCCGCCGATGGCGACCAGGACTAGGATGATCTGTATGACCTCGCTCAGGCGGATCTCCCGCGAGAACGTGAGTCCCTTGCGCTGCTCTTGCGTCATCCCGGCCCTCCGTGCAGCGTTAGTCCTTGTACAGAACGTAGCGAACCGTGTCGCTGGAGGCCGTCTTGATGAGGATCAGTTTACGCATGACGATGCTCCTTTCAGTCTTGGACCCTGTACTTGACGATCAGGGACGGGGACAAGGTCTCGTAGGTAAAAGCAATCCCTGTCCTCACCTGGAAGTACGATCCTCCGGCTCCTCCGTCGCTGTCGTACCCGCAGATCAGGAACCCAGCCTGCCGCAGGTTGAGCGGCGTGCGGTGATCGACCCAGTACTGAAGCAGCGATGTGACGTCGATCACGAAGTCGTCGCCGGAGGCGAACACGTTGGTGACTCCGGTCACGTCGTGCGCTAGGGGCGAAACGATGCCCCACGTCGAGACGTTGTTCCTGTTGACGAGCGTGGGGCTCCATGCCGTGTCGAGCAGGCGGTCTATGTACAGCCAGGACGTGTTGCTGTACCTGTGCCTGACGAGAGACTGGGCTGCCGACGACTGGATCCACCTTCGGTCGGACGAGAGCGTGTCCAGGACGGCGTAGGCCCCCTCGAACTGGTTGTAGGCGTGAGATCCGAGGGCGTAGTACACGTCGAAGTTGATCTTCGCGCTGATGACTTGCGACGAGTCCGGAACCTCGGAGAGGTCCCACCACGTCATCCACCACCGCTGGTTGGTGCGCTGCGTATACGCGGGGTGGGTGATCTGCTGGATGACCATCGGGTACGCGGCCTGATAAAGCGAGTCGCGAGGCCCAGGAGTCCCGTAGGTATAGTCCACGAAGGCATGTCGCCACTTCGTCGAGTCTGCGACGACCGTCCTCGTCGGCGTCATTCCGGTCGGGTTGTACAGAGTGCCGCTGGAGTACGGATCGCCGATGGCAAGGATCGTCTCGGTGAACTCTGGCACCGCAGGCTGGTCATTCAGCCGCCTCCATAGGCCGCCGCCGTTTGTCCCGATATACGCGGCACCGTCGTAAGTGTACAGGTACGTCCCCCCGTACCCTTCGACGGGCCCGTCCGACAGCTTTTCGACGTGGCTGCGCTTGATGCGGTACAGCCCGTTACCGGCGCAGATCCCGCTGGCGTTGACCGAGAACAAAACCTCCGTGCTGTCCCACTCGGCGACGGCAATGGAGGACACGGTTGCGAACAGCCTGGCGGCAGACAGGGAGTCAGGGACCGTCCACCCGTCAGAGTATGTCGTGATGCCCCACTCGATGTTGTCGCGGTTGTCGTTGTTGAACATCGGTACCCACGCAGTCGCCGCGCTCTGGGGGTTGTCGCAGCGAAGCACCGTGGCAAAGCCTCCACCACTCCTGCCCCTGTTGCCGGCGTACACGACGCTGCCGCCAGGGGTGGTGGCGAGGCATTGGATGTCGAGGAAGTCGATGGTGTTCCCGCCGTAGGCGAGGGACCATACCGAGTCCGGCAGGGCGCAGCGATAGATGCCGCCCGTGGTACCGCTGTACTTCAGGCCCAGGAACAGGTCGTTCGCAGTCTTCGACCAGACGATGTCCCCGATGAGGCCGGTGTTCGGGATCTGCGTAGCCACATCTTCGTGGTCGGCCCAAGTCCATCCGTAATCGTAGACAAAGCGGTCCACGCCGCACGCCACCTGGGACGCGCCGTCATCTCCAACGATGCCGTCGTAGCGGGTGAACGCGGCGTAGACGGTGCCGTCGCCGCCGATGGCTAGCTTCGAGAACCGCCTGTATGTCTCGTCGCCGGGGCCGACACCCATCGTCCCACGCGAGACATCGCTCCAGTCCCAGTCGCCGTCGTCGTCGCTGTCGTGCAGCATCATCACCTTCGTAGGCTTTGTGCTGATGGACCCCATGATGGCGATGATGGCTGGGCGTCCGGTCTCCTGCCAGTCGTCGATGACGGCCAGGTCGCGGCAGTCGAGCGACCACGCATACCCGCTGGTGTTGAGAGTGTCCGCGCCAGAGGTGACAGACTCGACGGGGACGCGATGCCATTGCCACCCCGTATGCGCCGTGTTGCTGATGAACAGGCCCGTGTCGGCGCACCCCATGACGATCTCGCCGGTGGGCAGCGAGGCTACGGCGTTCACGGCCATCTCGTTCCAACCGCGCCCCGTCCAGTACGTTTCGTCGCCAACCAGCAGAGAATCGGTCCAGACGCCGCTGAACGTCGAGCCTCCGTTGGTTGTCAGCTCCAGCCTCGCGTTGGTGTGCGTCAGGATGCGGCCGTGGTTGGTCGAGCAGATGACCGGCGGCATGATGTTGCTGCTGCCCCATGTGTTCAGCCAGCCGTCGTCGAACCCGACGTCGTTGTCGGTGCTGGTAGACCGCTGCAATGCTGTCGCGCTGGCGACCGTAGCAGTTTGGTAGTCGTAGATGATCTTGTGCAGGCCAACGTATCCGTTACGGCCGCCTACGATCAGCGTGTCCACGCTCACGCCGACGGCGGCCGGTAGCAGTTCGGCCCAGCGGGCGTCAACACGGCCGTTGTGGACGGTCGCACCGCTCCCCATCACAGCCCCGTAGTAGCAGGTATCCATGCGCGTCGTGTACGGCGAGAGGTTAACCGTCGAGCCGATGACCCGCTTGATTTCTGTCGAGGCGACCACGTCTGAATTGTAGTAGACGCCAGCCCGCAGGCGCACAACGTCGCCGCTGTCCTGCGCCATTCCCGCGTAGAGAGAGACCCACTCGAACTCGTCCTCTCCTACGACGACGGTGCGTGCGGCAAGTGAGACTGTCCACGGCGAAAACCCGGTGCCGTCGGCTGCGAACGAGGCCGACATCGTGCCGCTGAAGCCCGTGCAGGAGGGACGCCAGTCCCAGTCGGCCTCGGCGTCCACCCAGTCGCTGCCCGTGAACACGGCCAGGGCGCTGCCGCTGCAAACCGCGACAATCGTGTCGCCCAGGGCCGTGTAGGTGACGGCGACGTCGCGGACTCCGCCAATCTGAAGCGTGTCGGTGGAGGCAGGAACCCAGGGACGCCAGAGCCCGTCCTCCTCGGACAGGTCGTAGCACCAGACCGACGCCGCCCCGACTGGGTCGCCGTTGGCCTCCGCGGAGATGAACGCTGACGGGTAGATTGCGGATCCGAAATCTTCGGAGGTCTCGCTGCCGCTGCGCGTGCGGCCGGCACCGGCGAACAGCTTGTTGTTGCCGTCCCAGCAGACAGAACTGAACGGGATCGGCTGCTCGACGTCGCCCCAGGAGTAGTCTCGGATCCAGGACAACTTCTCGCCCATCGGCGACCACGACGAGTCGGCGTCTGTCCAGCGGAACATTCCCTGGTGGGTGGCGGCGACGAACCCTCCGGGGATCGCCACGATCTCATCGACGTAGAACGCCGTCGCGTCGGACGAGTAGCTGGAGAACCCGGCGTTGGCTGGCACCCAAGACTGCCCGGCGTCGTAGGTGATCCACGCGCCGTTGACGTCCGCGCCGATCATGATCTCGTCTGGATCGGACAGCGAGAACGCGCCGGAGTGCAGCCAGCCTCCGCCTCCGGCGTCGAAGGCCAGCCACTCGGGCGGTGCAGGCTCCTCCGGCTCCTCCGGTGGGACGTGGACGGCGTTGGTGTCGCTCTGGGAGACGCCGAAGGACGCCGGGCCGATCCCGGCTACCGGTCCGACCCCGGACGGGTTGACGAACGCGCACAGCATGGCTGCCGCCGCGGCACCGAGAATGGTCAGCAGAAGCGGCAGACGGCGCATGGTCACCTACCTCCAGAGCCGATACATCTTCACGATGAGCGTGTCGCGGCCGGCGGCCCCCTGCGGGGCGACCAACCACCGGAACCTCCCGTAATCGACGTACCCGGCCCCCGGCGTCATCGTCACCTCGTCGGCGACGGCCGTGCAGATGGTGTCCGCATTCGCCTCGACGAACTGGGCCCCCACCTCCGTGGCCCTGGCCGCCGTGACGGTCGCCATGTTGAAGGCCGCCCCGTCCTGGCTGTAGACGACGAGGCAGTCCGGCAGGAACCCGAACGTGGCCCCGAAGTCCAGCAGCGAGTCGCCGGGAGCCAGCATCGTCGCCGGCGGGTCCGCCGGAGCGTAGGCGAACGGCTCGGCGTCGGCCTTGTCCACCCCCAGCCACGCCGCCACCGCGGCCACCACCACCAGGAACCCCACAATTAGCAGGATCTTCCGCATCAGCGGGTCCCGCGGCTTCGGCATCTGGGAAATCTTCGTCACGGCACCCTACCTCCTGGGTCAGTTCTCGACGTGGTCCCCGCCCTCGACGACCTCGTCGAACGCGAATCCCGGCTCCCCCTGCTTCGGCGTCCGGGCCCGCAGGTCCTCCTCGGCCGGCGCGTACAGCGCCTCGATCTCGTCCACCGCCGTCCCGAAGCTGATCGAGGCCCGCAGGCCGAGGATGTCCAGCCCATCCTCCTCGTCGCAGTACTCCTCGACCAGGTCCGCGAACGCCAGCAGCTTCTCCTCGAGCGCCTGCCTCTTCGTCGTCTCGGTCATCGCTTCCCGCCCTTCAGCTTCGCGTGACCCGCCGGACGCACCGCGGGGACCTCCGGGACGGCCGGGGCCTCCTCCTTCGCCGGAACCGCCACCTGGCTCACCTCCGCCAGCACCGCCCCTGCAGCCGCCATCCACCCCTGCTGAACCCGAACCGGCAGCTTCTCGAACACCACCGTCCGGGTCCCGTTGACCGGGTCCAGCATCCCGAAACTCCGCCTGAACGCCTCGTACGCCACCTCGCCGCCCTTCCGACTGTCCAGCATCAGCATCCCCTCACCGCCCTTTCATGTTCCATGTAGAACATCACCGCACGATCCATCAAGAACGCAGTAGCACCGGAAAAATTGGGCGGGGGAACATCTACAGAACCCGAGCCAGAGCCAGAACCCCCCACCACCATCCCGGTAGTGACACCACAGAACGAGGGCAGATACATGCCAACGTTCACGCTGATCCATCTCCCTTCCCTGCAACAGGTCACGCTAGTCGCGTGACTCTTCATGCCCGGAGAGCGGTCGCTTCGCGGCTCTCCATGGATGCGCCTACGCTTCGCTACGGCGCATCCGGGCGGGCGCGGCCCGGCGAGTCAGGGGCGCTTCCGGCCGCCTCCGGCGGCTGCGTCGCCCTGGGCGTCGTCGGGCTCCTCGATCACGCGAGCCGGAACCCGCTTTCGAGGCAAGGACGGGTCGCTGGCACCGGCGCACGCTCCCGCTACGGCTCCCTGGACGGTGCGCTGCCAGTCGGCCATGCTGGCGGCCCTGGCCGGTACGACGATCACGGCCACGACCTGCTGCGCCCGCTCCTGGATGCCGTAGGCTTGCCGGTCCAGTTGATGCAGGCGGGTCAGGGTCGCCGACAGTCGCTCTGCCGCCTGGGCCGGGCTGCCCCTGGGGCCAGCACCAAGGTCCGGCAGGGCCAGGACGTTGTCCACCTGGAGCCGGAGCTGGTCGGCCTGGGCGCGGTGCTGGACCAGGATCGCCTCCTGGCGCGGATCGGCGACGGCAGCGTCGGTCGCAAGTTGTTGCCCTGCTGCGGTTTGAAGGAGTTTGTCTTGGGGTGTTGCCTGTTCGGCCTGGGCCTGTAACTCGTTGATTGACAGCCAGTTGAACTTCTTGCGCCAGTGAAGAATTGTATGTTTTGGGATGCTAAGGAGGTCAGCGACCTCTTGCGGTGAGAGCCCCCTGGCGAGGGCTGCCTGGGCCTTGAGCCTTGTGGCCGCCGGATGCCTGACAACGTGAGTTGTTTGCTTGGCGGGGCTCACGGGGGCGTCTCCAGTCCGTCTTGGCTTGGGGTCTGGATTCCTGGGGGAGTATGAGGGGGGACGGGAAATCTTGTCAAGGTTGAATTTTAGAATCGTGCAAGTTGAGTTGTTGGCACGATTTCGCAGGGCGGAATTTTGGCACGGATCTTGTGCAAACTTTTCTACAGGGTGGGCTGGCACGATCCTTGATCGGTGTTGCTGGGCACCCTTTATGCCAACAACCCGTTGTTGCCATGAAATATAGTTGGAAATAATGTTGAAGATTATGGGGGTGTTGAGCGATACTTGTGATGGATCCTGGATTGCGTCTCGACAGCGGCCTGGGCAGCCCTCGCGCCTGCAACATCACGGGGACTGTAAAGCGATCCCCCCGCGCCCGTAGCACGCCGCTCGCTCTTTGAATCTCGAATAGCTCGCGCTCCGCGACAGGGCTGCGCGTCCCCACGGCGTGCGGCGAACCGGCAGCGCGAGTGCCTTGCACTCCCACTCACTTCAACCAGCGAGGTGTAAACATGGCCAAGCATTGTCACGCACGAATCGCCGCCAGCGAAAGGGAGTGAATCATGAGCGACATCAACCCGACCGTCGGCGCGAGCCTGGATCCGGAGTTCGTCTACGCGCTGCTGCTGACGGTGGACCGCTTCGCGATGCACTCGCAGCGCGTCGTAAGCTTTCGCGATGTTGACCTGGACGCCGAAGCGGACGCTGCGCAGGAAGCGGCCGACCTGACGCGCCTGGAGATTCTCTCCGCACTCACGTCGTATCGCGTGAGCGACGGCAAGCCGTTCCCGCCGGGCGAGCCCTTGCGCGTGACGGCGAAGCAGATGCTCGCCCTTGTCCACGCCAGCGTGCGCTGGCACCGTGACCTGGTTCGCGAGCTTCGCGCCGTCGTATACCCGGACGCCGAATGCGTTGACGGCGTCCTGGACGGCGGTGCCATCTTCTTCCAGGCCGGTGGGATTACCATCGGCATCGAGCGCGGCGGCTACACGCACTCGTAGTCGCGCAACCTGGGGCGCGGCCGATGTTGGCCGCGCTCTACAACACCAGCAGAACGGAGGCAACACAATGTCGCACGGAATCACGAACGACGACAGCATGATGTACGTCGGCAGCAACGGCAAGCCGTGGCACGGCCTGGGCGTGCGCGTAGCGGACGGGCTCACGACCGAAGAGGCGATCACGCAGTCCGGCCTAGGCTGGCCGGTCATCGAGGTTCCTCTGTTCGCGCACGTCACCAGCAGCACCGTCAACATCGACGCCGCCGACGGCGAGCCGCTGATCGAGAACATGGTCCAGCATCTGCCGGTGAAGCACAAGGCGATCATGCGCGGCGACACGCGGCGCATCCTGGGCGTTGTCGGCGAGGATTACTCGCCCGTGCAGAACGCCGATGCGTTCAAGTTCTTCGACCAGTTCGTGCGCGACGGTCTCGCGATGCTGGAGACGGCTGGCTCGCTGCACAAGGGCCGCACAATCTGGATCCTCGCCCGCATCGGCGAGCGGCGCATCATCACCGGCGACGATGCTGTCCAACATTACCTGCTGCTCTCGACGGGTCACGACGGACGCCGCAGCGTCCAGGTTCAGCCGACCACGGTGCGCGTCGTATGCGCCAACACGCTCGCACGCAGCGACGCCGGGGCTCGCGGCGTGAAGAGCATGATCAAGCTCTCGCACACTTCCGGCGTGCACCAGCGGCTGGACGATCTCCAGGCCGCGCTCGCTCCCGTTCTGTGCGACTACGACCTCGCCTGCGCGACGATGCAGGCGATGGCGCAGCAGCAGGCGAGCAGCGCGATGCTGGACGCCTACCTCAACTCGCTGTTCCCGGATCCCGCGCCGAAGATCGTCAACGGCAAGCTCCAGGAGGTGAGCGCGACCCGCGCCAAGAACGTCCGCAACGAGATCAAGGCCCTCTACGAGGGCGAGCTGATCGGGTTCGACGCGCTGGGCATCAACAGCAAGGGCAGCGTCTGGACGATGTACAATGCCGTCACCGAATATGTCGATCACCAGCGCGGCCGCTCGCAGGACTCGCGCCTGGAGAGCGCATGGTTCGGCCCTGGTCGCGACCTCAAGGTCCGGGCCTACGACCTCGCCGCCGCGCTCTCGCGGAGCGCGTGATGGGACGCCTGTACTGCGAGAGGTTCGTCAACGTCTGCTGGAACGTCTGGCGCGGCAGCCGCTGGCTGTGCGTCGTGACGCACCAGGACGGGGCATGGACTATCGATACCGGCGATGCATTCGCAACCGCGCCGACGGCGCGTGACGCGCTGCTGATCGCGTGCAAGCTGATCGGCAGCGAGGAGCGGTAACAACCTGGGGGCGGCCCTCGCCGCCCCTGCATCCCTGGAGGATTCACGATGACAACGCGAGCGCGGCTGCGCGTCTACGCTCACGCGCCCGAAGCTGCCATCAACGCGACGCTGGGCCAAGCGTCGCCCTGGCCCTGCTGCTGATCCTGGCAGGGCGTCGGCGCAAGTATCAGCAAGCCCCCCCGGCTCCGGCCGGGGGGGCTTTCGCTTGCCTGCCTGTTCCTGCTCGAGCGTTGAAAGCGCCTATCAGCGCTCGAGCAGCCGGAGGGCCTCGAGCCCCGGCAGGCGGCCGGGTGCGTCGGTAGTGGGGCCGCCGGCACCGGCTGCCGGCTGGCCGTCCAGGTGCCGGCTGGGCCGCTCCGGGCGGGGGGCTGGCCGCGGACGGGCTGGCCGCCCTTGAGGCAGGGGGCCGGGCCGGGAGACGGGCCCCGCCCATCCGCGGCGGGTCGCGCCCGGTGCCCGGCCGGGGGCGGCGGCCGGCTTCGGCCGGCCGGCCGCCCTCGAGGCGCATACGCCGATTCAGTACGACTCTACGTCGATTCAGTACGCCTGTCCAGGAAGCACGGCGTGCCCTCGCCGACCCAAGCCCCGATCATGTTGAACTCGAACCACTCCTCGGCGTCCTCCGGGGTCATGCCGTCGGACTCGAGCTTGGCGATAACCGCGGCCTTGTCGTAGCAGAGGATAGGGCCGTGCCCGAACCTTACGACAATTCCGACGCAGCAGTCGTCTTATCCGTCCATTCGCATCATCGAAATGTCGGGGTACTCGTCGGCGACGGCGTCGATGTCGATCATCACTCGTACATCCTTTTGTCGTTGGCCGTAAGGGCTACAGCGAGCGCGGGCCATGCGTGCGACGTCAGCCCATAGAGAGGCCCCGGCTTGGACTTCGTTCCGATTGCCTCCGCCTTCCCGCCGTACCTTTCGATGATGGCGGCCCTGATGTGCTTGTCGCCGCCGAGAGTTGACCCGAGCAGGTTTATCTGTACCTGCCTCCTCATTATGAGGGACGTGCCGCACTTCGCGAACCCCATGTCCATCGCACGCTGCATGAACCTTCCCGCCCAGATGCACGCCAAGAACGTCTCGTTGCCGATGAACTTCCTTCCCTGGAACGTCATTCCCTCCACGGCGCAGAACTGGTACCCGAGCCTATTGGACCCCATGAGCTTCAGTAGCTCGTCGTTGTCAACGTCACTCCAATGCGCCAGGATCCTCGGCCTCAGCGCACTCTCTTCGCATGTTATCAGGACGCCACCTGATTTTGTGGTCCCCGGATCGATGGCGAGGATGTTCACGGCTTAACCTCGATCTTGATGGGCCAGTCGTCGTCTAGGATGAGGCACTCCACGGGGCCGTATCGCTTCACCGCCACGACGTAGATTTCCACGGCAAAGAACGGGATCTTGGTCGTGTGCCAGTCCCACACCAGCCGCCTAAGCCAGGGCGCGTTGTCGAGCGGGGCCACCTGATAGCCGATGTCAACGACATCGAATCCAACCGCCTCGACCAACTCCCTGATCTCGCGCTTGGTGTAGCACGGGACGTTGCGCCCGACCTTGCGGCGGAGCCAATGTCTCCACGGCCCCCAGTTGAAGAACGGCAGCCTGTTCCACGGGCGGGCTGCGTGAGTCTCGAACAGCCACCAACGGTTCGGGGCAGTCATGAGCAGGATGCCGTCATCTACAAGCCGCGACCTAATGCTGGACATCGCAAGGAACGGGGTGTCGCAATGCTCAATAACGTCGAAGCAAGTTGCCGCTTTGTATGGTCCGATGTTCGTGCCGGAGTTGTGTTCATCCTCGCCGTCTACGCGCATCCCCCATTCCCTGATGGCGTTGGTAACGACCTCGTTTCCGCAGCCATAGTCAAGCATTGGGTTAAAGTATTTGATCGTGGCAAATGTGACCAGCCTGTTGATCCTGCCGATCTCGCTAGGCTGCGTTGGTCTGCCAAGTGCCGGCCTCATCGGAGCGCCGGCCTTCCGCAGCCGCCAGGCGCTTCGATGTCGATGACGTTGACCTCTCCGTTTTCTGACCAGATCCCGTACCGGCGCGGCCCGACATTCAGCCCGACGAGCAGAGTCCCGTCCATGACTGCCGTGATGGCGCGGTTGAAGGCGCGGATGCGGAACTGGACGGCGGTGCCTGGAGTCTGA